GCTTTTCCTAGATTTGTATTCACAAGTTTAGAGTTAATAGCACAATACTCTGCAGGTGCTGCTTTAGTGCCTATAAGAAGATTAATACGACCTAATAGATTACAAAAACTAACCGATAGAGACAGAGAAGATATATCAAGAAACTTAGTTGGTTACGGAGTGTATTTAGCTGCTAGTGCTTACAGAAAGCCTGAAAGTGAGAGACCTGCTTGGATGCAAGGATATTTTGATGAACCTCACCCTGATTATAAAATGATTAGAACATCAGACGGTGAGTCTTTTGATACTACTCCACAATTTCCTTTAAGACAGGCTTTGTACATATCTGAGTTTATTGATAGGTGGAAAGACGGTACATTGAAAGGTTCTTTGGTAGGTGACGCAAAAGAATTTACAGAAACTTTTTTTGGAGCTACTTTACGTACAGGTAGAGGCACTAGTATGATAGAGGATTTTGTAAATGCATTAGGTGGTGCGGATGCTTCTTGGTCAGACAGAATAGCTAAGACCACAGGCACAGCGTTTGGAAACTTTGTGCAAAGATATGCTGTTCCTGCTGCTCAGATTATAGATTTAGAAAGAAGTATGTCTAAATTACCTGAAATAAGAATAGGTAAAGATGGTAAACTAATAGACTATGGTCTTGTAGAAAGCAGAGCATCTCAAATAAAAGACCCTAATGTAGACCCTATTTATGGTGATTTTGAATCAACTTTTGTGCAATCAGCAAAGATGCCTTTTATTCGTAGAGGATTCATAAGTCCTGAAGAGGAAAGGAAACTTCCAAATAGAACATATGTATTAGACCAAGATGGTAAACGTAGAATTAACCCTGCTTTAAAGATAGGTGCAGGTGCTACATATTATGAAGACAATCCCCCTTCAGGTTTGTTTATGCAAAAATATGGATTCACCGAATTTGAAATGTCATCAAGAGCTTCTACTCCTAGCATAAGAAGAATAGAGAATGACTTGATGAATGAATTGATTCCACCTTTGGCTAAACTAGCACAAGCAAGAGAGAAGCAATTAATTGAACAAGATAAAAGTAAGCAATTTATACAAGCCGAAATAAGAGGTATAATAAGCTCTAATTTAGCTCCAATAAAAAGCATGTTTAAAGAAGCAGCTTATATGAAAATATTAGAGGTTGGCAAAGACATCCCTGAAGAAAAGAGAGCTAGGTTGAAAAATAAATTTTTGCTAGAGCAATATAGAGTTAAGTTTAAAAGGCTTCCTAAAAATATTCGTGAATGGGGTCTTAGAATATTTGAACAGGAAAAGGGACAACCTGTAGACCCTAATAGTGGTTCAGATTATGTAACTGCATACACTATATCTAAAGCCTATCAGAGTCTATTTAAAATGTTTTAACGGTTATCCCCTGACCCATGTAGTGTTCCACGTATTTTTCTACCATGTAACTTCTTCAAGTTTTCTTTCATAATCTCATCCAATGGAACACCTACCTCTTTAGCCATCATAGCACAATACCAAAGTACGTCACCTATTTCTGATGCTATGGCAATCTTCTTCAACTCAAAGCCTTCCACATCCTCACCATCACGTATAAGTTTCTTGACCTTTCCTGCCACTTCTCCTGCTTCACTAGTTAACCCTAGAGCTAAATACTCTAGAGCTTTGTGTTTAGGAAAGATGGCTGTCTGTCCCGCTTTCATTTCATAAATCTCAGCAGTCATCACTTCTGCTATACGTATTTTATCTTGCATGTATTTCTTCGCTTCTTCTTCTAGCTTCTGCATTTTTTACTCTCTCTAAATTTTTAAAATATGCAAAGTCGTAACCTCTTTGCCATTCCCTGTGTTGCATGGAATCAATACTGTAGGGACTTGTAGTAGCTATTATTTTATTATCTTCTATTGTTTTTAGATATTGTTTTCCTCTAAATGCTTTTACCCCACGATCAAATTGTATACGTAGAGGTGCATCATATTTACTTAGATTTGGGTTTCTCTTTCTGTTCTTCAATCGCATTTTCCTTGCTCCTTTCAAAATATTTTACTAGTACATTAATTCTTCCATCAAGATGCTCTAGTGCAGACATCTCTTTCTCAATAGTATCTACTACAGTTGCACGGTCTCTCGCACCAACAGGGTTTGACAACATAACTTCAATATTAGCTATATGGGCATTCATCTGCCCTATCATTTTAGTCTTTATTGCATTCAATAGCATGTCTCTCATTCTTTACTCCTTTTCTTTGTTTTTGGTTTTAAATGTAAAAATTCTCTAATGTGTAGTTTCCTACCTTTAAAGAACACGATTAAGTTTATCGTTGTATTGATGGAAATGGCGATAAGTAACCACCATTGCCACCATAATAACTCAGCAGATTCTAACATTAATTAGATGTCAAGTCAACTACTTCACAGGCATCTGCTGTGCAAGCTAATTCCCTGCCACCACTAGTAGTGTCTTCTTTTTCAAAGTCTGCTAATTTAGACCAATCAATAGACATAGGCATCTTACTAAACAACTCAGTGTACTCTTCTTTAGTTATGTCTTGGTAAGGTGCTTGAGCATATGTGTGGTCACTGAATGGTAAGAAGGATATACCTGATACTTCATCAAAGTTCTTATACACCCATGCTCCTACATCCATCCACTCATCTTCCTTAACAGATACAGTAACAGAAGGCTTGTGCTCACACCAATGTCTTTGGAACATTAGCCAATACTCTAGCTGTTCAATAGCAGACATCTGTGTTCTAGTAACAGCACCTTGAGGTGACTTCATTGGGAAACTGAACACAGTAGTGCTATCAGGTTTCATAACACAAGGCTCATTTGGTATACCACTCTCTTTCATAAACTGTGTGAGTGGGTCTTTGTTATCACCACGTACAGTTCTGATGTAGTAGTCGTTGTGTCTAGCATGAATACCTGAAGCACTGTCAACTAACTGACTGACTGTACCACTTGGCTTTACACAAGTGATAGCAGTTGACTGTGGTATACCTAACTCTTTAGCTACCTTCTTATTAGTTTCTACTGCAACTTCTCTTAATATTGTAAGAACTTCTTTTCCCCATACGTTTGTATCTAGTATACCTGTTAGGGAAACCCCTAATAACCTCTCTTCTTCTGTATTATCTTTCCATATCTTACGTAAATACTTGAAGCTAGTTAGAGTAGACTGAAATGTACCAAGTATAGTAGCCATACGTACCTTCTCTGTTAAAGTGTTTAAATCATCGGTGGCTCTACATACTACCTCAGTTAGGTTACAGAACTGATATGGTCGTAATATAATTTCACTGCAGGGATTACAACCAAACTCATGGTCAATCTCACGTCTACCATTCTCAGATGCCTTAACTTTGGCAGCTTGTCTGTTGAAGATACCACGTTCACCTGACTTAGATTCATATAATGATGTCCACTCTCGCATGAATGTACCCATCTCAGGCTTACCTTTAAATGCTACAGAGTTATTGGCTAGTGCCCTCTGCCCTTCATTCTCCCACCATTGACCTGACTTAGCGTGTCTCATTTGGTCATCACCTAAGTTGGATAGAGATATAAGAGCAGACCTACGTACTCCACCTACAACTACAACCTCACCTATCTTACACATAATGTCGTGACATTCAATAGGAAATAGTCTTCTACCTTTAGCACCTTCAAACTTAGCTATGCAAAAACGGAATAGCTCTTCTAGTGGTGCAGGTCCTGATGCTCTACCACCAAAAGTTTTTAGTCTAGCACCTGCAGGTCTAACTTCTGATGTGTCCCAAGTTGGGACTTGCCCAACATATAACAAAGATATTAATTCTCGTAATGCTCGTGCCCAACCAGGTCTGCTGTCTGCAACTTTGATGATAGTAGTGCTGTCCTCAAAGTGCTCATTGACAATGGGTAGCTTGTCAACATTCTCACGTTCAACAGAAAAACCTACACCTGTACCACACATAAGAATATACATGCATTCATCAAAGCTACGTGGACTATCCACAGGTATATAACTACAGTTGTAGCCTCCTACGTGGCATCTGTCTAATGCAGGTCCAGATGTCATTAATGCTCTCATACTAGGCATAACACCTAAGTTCATTATATGTTGAGTAAGTTTTTCTTTAAGAGCTTTTGTTAAATCATAGGAATGATTTTTTTTAAGGTGATTAGTCATGTAATCAAAGTATCTGTCTACAGTCTCACCCCAATTTTCTCTTCTTTGCTCATCGTCTTTCCATCTTGCATAGCGAGAAAGTGCTATGAAGTTCTGATAATCTGTTGGTAAATAGTTGCTAATCATAATTTTTGTTCTCCATTGTAATTCTTATATTATTTATTTTTACTCCCTCTATCTCATGGATTAAGTCTGTAATGTAATCCTCTAGTTCTGTATCTAATCTCCCGTCTGATGGCATAGGGTATTCGTCAGGGTCAATCTTTAAGGATAACATCATATTAACTTTTACCATCGCAAACCTCTATAAGTTTATTTAGATACCACTGTGCTTTCTTGAGGTCTTCTACACCATTCTTGTATCTAAATCTCCATAGGTATTTAACTATGTTACCTTGCAAATAATAATCAAAACCGTCTGTTAACATAGCTTGTAAAGCATCAATAGTTTCAATACCTGCTTTGTTATAGTGCTTTGGATGATTGACCATATCTTCTTTTTCTTTTAGTTCTTCTTCTTTCATTTTCATATACTCCATATGCCTTAACATGTATTAACCTTTCTCAAAGTTAACTTTTATCACATTACCTGTAACCTTGTCAACAGGTGAAGGTAATTTAATATCATCATTTTCGGGGGTATTTAAAAATGTTTCAATAGTGTCTCTTACCCTAGCATCTTGTTGCATTAGGGAAAGACTTGCACAAGCCATTTGGCATAGCTTCTCTAACTCCCAATAGCTTTCTTCCTCTATATTAGATTTTCTAACCTGTATAGCTAATTCAAATCTACCATCCCAATAACCTTTATCATCTATTGATGGTATAACTTCTATGAAGAAATGATTGCCTTTGTTGTCATATGTTTTCATTTTTTATCTCCTTATTTTTTTACCAACAAACTTTATAAAAACAGGGTGTTTGTTTTTGCCCTTTTCTTTAAGCCAATCTTCGGGTATGATTCTGTCATAGTATCTAAACTTATGTTTTATGCACCATTGGGCATACGTTGTTTTACTGCCTTTGTATAACTTAACCCTGCTATTTGTAAACACAAATCTAATGTCTAGTTTAGGGTGCTGTTTCTGAATAGCTAAATGTTTTCGCCTATCAGATACTAGAAATCTACCTTTCGTTTCTACAATTATACCATTGTCTAGTATGAAGTCAGGGGTATAAGTGCGATACAATAAATCTTCCCACTCTATTTTAATAGACTCATAAGAGAATTTAAACTTATGTTCTTTAAGATAGATGGATAACTTATGTTCTAAGCCACTCCTATACCCATGCTTTATAGCATCTCTTCTTAATTTATGAGGAGACAACTAAAAGTTTCGCCAAGATATAAAGGGATTACTATACGAATATGTATCAGACATTATTTTACACTCCATATTTTTTTTGCTTCTTCTTTCATCTTACCATTCCACATCCAAGAGTCAAGGTTAGGATACATAAAAGAAGCTAACTCATGTTTATCATCGCTGATAGACAAAAACTTCTGTATGCTATAAGCAACCTTTTCAAGTTGCTTTTTATAAGAAGCCAAATTTTTAAGTGTGAACACTTTATGCTCTTTTGGTGTAGCAAAAAATAAGTCCACACTACTCTTAGGGTATGCCATAGAGTACAAAGCCATCTGTCTTTTTTGTGCTTCAGTTGGCTGTGTTGGCATCCTTGTAGATGTTTTTAAATCTACAATTTTATCTTTAAATCTAAAATCTATGTAGCCCATGATAGGTACAGGCAAATCATCTAACTGTACTTCAACTCTTTCTTGATAGTCTTCTAAGTCTTTATAGTTAAAATTTTTATCTATAACTTCTCCAAACTTTTCTAAAGTACTCCTTTCTTTCTCTGCCTTCTTATCTCCTAAATCAACCATAGATTCTGTGCATAAGCTAATGAATTTTAAGTCAAGCATTTTATAATCAAATGTGCCTTCATTATATTTGTTAGCTAATACGTGCTCCGTTGCAATGCCTCTAACTGCACCTGGACCACTTGATGATTTCACTTTGAATAGATATCTAGCGACCCACATAGGTGGGTCACTGATATATGTATTTATACTACTTGGTGAAAGGTAGTTAATACCATGTGCTTTGAAAGCATTATTACTTAGCATCAGTATCTATCTCTACATCAATAAAGTTTTCTACAGTTTCCATATCTTCCTCTGACACTTCATCTTGTCTTTCTGAAACCTTGGTATCCCACTTACTTATAATACCATCATTGTAGTTCTTTACCCAATCCAAGAAGTCTCCAAATGCTTTATGGTCACTATCAGATATCTCAATTTTACTTGTTGTGTCTAGCTGTACTATTGGCGTATAAAAGCTACCACCATTATTGAGTTTATTTTCCTTAGTGCCCTCTAGCTTTATAACATGTTGAAGAGGTAAGCTCTGCGATTTGGCAAACCTAGAAAAGACATCTCCAATGGCTTTGTAAGCATCTCTATTTTCTATCTCCCATATTACAGGATATTCAGGCAAGTCTGCAATCTCTTTGCCATCAATCCCTTTTACAGGGTCTACCATCTTTATGAGACCAAACACAACTCTAGTTCTTTTAATCTCCTTTATAAGTTTTTTTGTAGCTTCGGGAAGGGATTGAAAGTCTTTAACATATCCTGTTGGTTTACCACAGTTAAAAGTGCCGTCATCATCTTTAAGGTCAATGTTTAATGTATCAGCCATTATTGTTTTAACATAACCGCCTTGCTTATCTCCTTCTTTTACATTGCGATTCTGCGTAAACTTCTTATACATAAACCTTTGTAAGAAGGGTCTAAACTTTACCTTTTCAGAAAAGTAAAATGTACTAGGGTCTCCTGGTACTTCTAATCTGTACATACCTCCTTCAACAACTTCCATCTTAACAGACTTTCCATTAGCTTCACCTATGCCCATTGTAGGGTTGTGCCATATTCTAAATCTGTTTAAGGTGTTAGCCTTCTTCTCAACAGTACTAGTAGGCAAGCCCATTGCCTTAGCCATAGTAGCATAATTGTCTGTATTAATTGTAACTAAATCTGTCATTTATAATTTTCTCCTTTCAAAAGAACCATAGTTATATCACGATACATCTTTGGTGTCAAGCCAATTAGTACCAATCTTTGCCTCAAGTAAAAGAGGCACATCAAAGTCTATACCAAACTCTAAATTAATTATATTATTCAATGACTTATTTGTGTCACGTATAATATTCAAAACATTCTCTTCCTCACTAGGATGGATATCTATTACTATAGAATCATGTACTGTATTTACCACACATGACTTATACCTGTCAAGCTCTTTTTGAATGTGTACAAGAATAATTGGAACAATGTCAGCAGTAGCAAATGACTGCACAGGATAGTTCTTTATCTGTGTAAAGTGAGACACTGTTCCGTTTCTTCTTCTTTGTACATCAGGAAAAGAAAACTGTCTGCCTGACGGTGTTGTTATCATACCTGTATTTAAAGCTTCTTTAGCCAATCGGGAATGCCATGATGCAACCCCTTTGTACTTTTGTGTGAACTGTTCATAATATTTTGCTTCAGCAGACGTTCTCCCAAATCCTGTTGCTCCATAGAGAGGTGCAAAGGTATGGGCTTTGGCTTCTTGCCTAGAAGTCTTCTGACCTGATTCCGTAATGACAGAAGCAGTGTATGCATGTACATCAAAACCATCTTTAATCTCCTTCATTGCTATTTTATCTTGTGATAAGTAGGCAGCCGTTCTAAACTCTAGCTGTGCAAAGTCAGCTTCAAGTATCTTGCCACCTTCCCAACGTGATACAAACACTTTCTTGACGGGGAAAGTACCACCTCTAGGCATGTTCTGCATGTTGGGGTCAGCACCACTAAACCTACCTGTTGCAGTTCTGTGTTGTAACAATCTAACATGCAACATACCATCATCTTTTACATATGAACTTATGCCTTCAACAAATGAAGACAAGTATGTATCTAGAGCAGACAACCTTTGCAAGTCAGTTAGAAAGTTTACTGCATCTTGCATGTTATTCTTCTTTGCTACATTAGCTAATATCTCTAGATATGTTTTGTTAATTGTAAATCCATTAGCACTAACCCATTTAGCATTTGGTGCTGAGAACTTTAAACCTGCTATAGATTTCGTAGGATTGAATAAGTAGCCAAAAGTATTACAAGTATTACACCTGTTTGGCTTAGAGTATAAACTTCCATCTTTCTTTACCTTTCTTATGTAGCCATCCCCACGACACTCCCCACATTTTACTGCTTTAGTCTTGTATACAATATCAGAATACTCACTAACCTTTTCTTTGTACTCTGATATGTCCATGTAGGGATGGAAGTTGTTAGCCCACATAGTTTTATCTTTAGGTTTTCTACTATAGATAACCCAAGACATCTGCTCAGGACTATTTAAATTAATAGGAGTGTCTCCCATTAAATGTTGAACTTGTTTTTTAAGTCTGTTTGCTACTTCATTTTTCTCTTTTTCAAATTCAACTCTAACTTCATCTAATGCTTTTTTATCTACCTTAAAGCCATTCTTGTATATCTTAGCAAGAGTAACACAAACCTTGTTAGTTAATATAACTGAGTTCATTAGACTACTGTATTCTTCAGTATTTAACTTTTTATATATGGCATCAGCTAACTGTTGAGTTGCATGTAAATCTGCTGACAGATAAAACGATAACTCTTCTGCAGGTATCTCATCTGTATTATAACCTTTTGCAAAATAATCTTTAAGTGTATCTTCTTTCTGTGTATCTAATTCATATCTTAACGCACAGTCTTTTAGGTGTAGAGGTTCTTTGATACCTCGTTGCAATATATATTCACCAAGCATTGTATCAAAGACAGGACCATCATACTTGAAGCCACACTCCCATATCCACATAAGATCATATGCTATATTGTGACCTATGAGTATAGTAGCTTGGTCAAGCAACTCTTGTACTCCATCAAAGTTGTCTCTGAACAAATGCTCCTCTCCTTTATCCGTAAGACAACCCACCATGACTAGTTTATTGTTTGGTTCAAATGGGTCAAGATGTAACTTACCATCTCGTTTTGTTGTTGTATTTTCTACATCAAGTGTTAGTTTCATTTAATCTTTCCTTATGTTTCTTTAAGTATATAACTGCTCTTTCAATAATAGTCAAGTCATCAGAGAAGCCACCTAATCCTGTGTTGCATTTATGACACACCCAACCTCTAAAAGTATTTGTATCATGGCAATGGTCTAACACCCAATTTTGTAATCTAGTCTGACCATGCTTACCTAATTCATCTAATGTTCTGTCACATATAGCACATGAATAATCTTTATCGGGATAAGCATTTTCTTTTCTTAGTTTATTCAAGACTTCCTTATGACCCTTTCTACAAGACCTGCAAGTTCTTTTTATTTCACCTGCTTTCATAACAGAGAAATGTGTTATAGGTTGCCTTATTTCACACTTAATACAGACAACACCATCAATTATAGGGTTTTCTTTTTGTGGTAGTTCTTTGAATAAATTAAATTGTGTCATGCTTCATATCTTCCTACTCTATAATTTAAATTACAATGGACAACACCGTGCCATCCTGTAAGTTTATTCTTTACCACATTTAAATGCCTTTGTAAATCTTCTTCTGTCTCATCTTGTCTTGGTGGATTCTTGGCAATCAATATCATCAAGTCCGCTTCGGCTGCCTTACCTGTACGACTACCTTCCATCATGCTTTGGTTGAGTAACACCTTACCCTCTGCATCTGCAGATAGTTGAGACATATAAAAGACTGCACACTTGTGTTCCTTTGCAATCATACGAGCATGTATGGCATTAGCTTTGAGTGCTTCATCTGTCCTTGCAAAGCCACCTGTACGTGCAAACTTGTCTCCCATGTCAAGCACAACAATGTCAGGACTATATGTTTTACATACACTCTCCACCCACGACATATCACGACCCGTTGCATCTTTTATCTTGATGTTATTCTTGACAGGTGCATACAAGTCTCGTGCTTTACTTGGGTTCTGCTTCACTTCTCTCATAGTCATACCTGTTGATGCAGTCAGATATCTAGCACCAACTCTGTGACTACCTTCTTCGTTACAAAGGATAATGCAACTCGCACCTTGTCGTGCCAAGCCATCAGGTCCTGCCAACAAACTTGCATGAAAAGAAGTCTTACCTGTGTTAGGTCTTGCTCCTACTTCAATTAAGTGTCCTGCATTAATGCCTTCAACTTGTCTTGTTAAAGTTGGTAAGTTAAACGACCAACGTGCTTCCAAATCATTCTTCGCTAATAATGTATCTATTTCCATGTCATCCCACTCCACGTTAAGGTTAGGTGTAAAATCATCTCCGTATACTTCAAGTATGTTACGTATAGGTTCTAGGCTTGAGTGAGAACCATTGACATAATCAAATCCAATGTTGGCAATCTCTTCGCCTACAACTTGCTGAAACAGTTTGGATAGCACCTCTTGTGCTACATCCTCTCCCATAGGTTGCTCATTCTTTATCTGTCTAAACAAATGTGAGTAAGCCTGTTTCTGTGCCGTAGTGAGTGTAGGATTGCTTGACATAAACAATGCTTCTATCTCATCAGGTGTAACAGTTCTTTCATACCTACTCATGGCTTTGTCAACAGACTGCTTCACCTTTCTTGCATCCTTGCTGAATAATCTATCAGGACACTTTGCTCCACGATGGGAATCATAAAATGATTTGTCCATCAAACTTCTTATTAATGCTAATTCCATATCTGTGTCTCCTTTGGGGTTAGTAGTTTTAAATTAGTTATGTCTTCTTCGTCTCTGTATTTTAAATCATCTTTCAATTTAAGTATCTTAATATTCTTGACATGTGAACGTAACTCTTTAGCAAATGCAAAAGACTTGGGTAATGCGTCAGGGTCAAGTGCTATTATTGCAGTAGAGAATTGTGAAAGAAACAGTTTATGTGAATCCGATAATGACGTACCTAACACAGCTACCCCAACTAATACATCACTTCCCACGACTCCTGCACTCACACAATCCTCTACAACAACTGCGATACTACCACAACCAAATGAATATGGCAAGTCCGAGTCACCATAGCGTTTCCATTTTGGTAACTTATTGTAGACAGACCTACCTGTAGCATCAACAATTTTATTGTTTTCTTTTATTGGAAAAACCACTCTACTCTCTTTAACATCATACAGTAAATCAAGTTTGTCAACATCTAAATCCCACAGTTCACAGAAGTTCATAACTTCCTTTCTGTAAGAATGAGACACAACACACTCAGGCAATTCAAATGATGTCCCAACTTGGGACACCTTGTTGAAGTTACGTATCTCATCAACAGTCATGTGAACACGAGAGTTGCCCTTTACACTACACGATGCCTTGTAACAGTTCCATACAATAGTGCCCATGTTACTTGTTACTGTAAAAGTTTTGTACGATTTACACATAGGACAAGTTAGTCTCTTTGTTTCTCCATTACTTATGTCTAAGTCTTTTACATATTGATATACACTTAACATGTTATTATATACATCCTTCCTTGTCGGCACTTAACATGCTTGTACCATAGCTTTTTTCATCTGTCAAATTTTTTCTTGCTTGCAATGCTAAGTTAGCACTCGTGAATGTATTTTTCATGTATGGTTTAACAGATTGTGGGTTAGCATGTCCTGTAACTGACATAATATTACCCATGGATACCCCTGCATCTACCATCTCAACTGTACCTGTTCTACGTAAGTCACTTAACCTAAGCTCCTTAGAAAGCCCTGCAGAGTCCATTATCTTTCTAGCTAGTATGGGTAGCTTAGTTAGTGAATAAGGCTTGTAAGACCCCTTGTAGGCTCTTGGGCGAGGTACTACATACTTTTGAAACCCATAATCATCATGTTGTTGTACTAACATCTCGTGTAACTCATCTGATATAGGTAAAAATACTTGTGCTCTTCGCTTTGACTGTTCAATCTGCATACGTTTAGCATCTAAATCAAGGTTAGACCACTCAAGCAACCTCATATCGCCAATTCTTTGACACCATTCATATGCCATCTGTGCAATAAGACCAATACTTCTTGTGTTAAAGTCAGAGTAACAGGTATCAAGAAACCTGATAACGTCATCCTTTGTCCAAACAACTTTTCGGCTCTTGGTCATTCTTTTTTTGATGTTGCTAAATGGGTTCATGTTACAATGCTCCATGTTGATTCCGTAATTAAGCAAGACTCTGACAACAGACATGAGATGATTAGCAAATGATACACCTCTCTCACACCATTTGTTGTAAGATAATTTTGCAAGTTTGGTGGTCAAGCTAGACAGTTTATAACTGCCTAACTTTTTGCCATCAACCACACTTGTAGAGGAAACTATACCCAAAAAATACTTATACTGTACTTTAGTTTCTTGACGTAAGTTATTGTATTCAAAGGATAAATAGTACTCATTAAGTAAGTCATCAACTTTCATTATGCCACCAATAATTCTTTGAACTGAGGTGATGAAACCCACTTAGCTACCTCTTGTTCTCTTCTCCACATAGTTTCTGCTTTAGTATCAAAACCTGTGTTACGTATGTTGAAACCATTTCTCTCATCTGCGTAAGATGCGTAGTTAGTGAATGCAGAGTATAAGGCGAATACATTCTTACCTCTCTTGCTAATCTCTTGACAAGCTAACTCGTACATCTTCTTAGCTAAGTTCTCTGATGGTATAATGCTAGACATAAATACCTTACCATCTATCTTGAGAGGTATGTTTGCCCACTCTTGCATAAGGTTAGCACGTTTATCAAAGTTATTTTTAGCTTCACGTACCTCATTCAACAACACAGAACGTCTGAGACCACTTGTATTCTTTCTCTTGATAGTGTCATACTCTCCACCTATCTGTCCGTTAGAACAGTAGCTATCAATAGCACCAAAGTATACTTGGTTAGAACAAGACCCATCAATACCATGCAAGGCGATGATTCTTTCGTTGATTGTTGTTTGATGTTTAGCAGTTGTGATTGTGTGCTTAACATTTGGTAATGTAATATCCAACAAAGCAAAAGCACAGTTACGTGCAGTTGATATACTTACTTTCGCATTATCAAGTTCATGGGGTAATCTATTCTCTTGTATAACCTCTTTGATACCATTAAAGTAATCTTTGTGGTCTATTGTTTTAAACTTATCTCCCACGATACCTAAATATTCTCCTGTAACAGAGTTCTTCACATATCTTTTACCTGTGAATTTAGTATCCTCATATTTAACTTTGAAATCTAAATCTGTTCCGTCTAAGTTAAATAGCTCTATAATTTGTGCGTCTAATGGCATGGTAGTCTCCTTTCAAAAATTATGTCCCAA